CAACTCCACCCAGGGACGTCTCCCATGTTCTTTACCGGTTGTCACGGCTTTATATGCTAGTGCCATCGATGTCTTGCACTAGCGGAGAGGTTGTAGTTAATCAGCTCCCCCAGCGGTCGGGTTCGCACACTCATAAAATATACAAAATATAGCAGTCACGCAACCCACCCCGTACTGCTCTGGCAACCATAAGTTCCTTTCATTGCCCCTACCCAATTTTTTATATACTTCTATGCTTCATATTATAAGTCAATCCCCACAGAATGTCAAGTGTATTATAACAAATACATCAACTAGAACACATTATTAAAATGTACCTTGCATATTTGCTCACATTCCCACATTGATAGCCTGACCACTGCCGCCGTCTCTACAATATCGAAGCAATGTATATACCGGTATGACAGTACCGCTTTTATGTATCCATCCGGGATAGTCTTGACATACTCACAGGCCCTCTCAATCAGTTCTCTGTTCGCTCGCCGTAGCCTTAATATATCCCGCTCTATATCCACCTTATCCTCGACCATTGACATACCTGACTGCGCTCCACCCATCCCATGAGGCATCCCATCAGACTGCACGGCAGAGATTCCGTATGAGCTGCATAAATCCTCATATTTGGACTTTAGCTGTGCAAGCTTCCTTTTGTTTATGCCTATTTGTTTCAACTCTTTTTCTGTCATTAAGGGCACTACCTCCTCCAGCTATGCTGTCTCTTATTCGTCCTGTCCTGCAATGTTATGCTGACCAAATCCAGTTTGGCTATCTCTGCAAATTCTCTCAGTGCCTTGACAACCTTCCAGACCGCCGGCGGCAGATGATCGGCATAATATATTGCCTTACCTGGTGTTTCATCCCGGTACCCCTCTGCATTTATAAAGGTTGTGTCCTTCTCATTGGTTTTATGTGGTCTCGTACTCTCCCATATAGTTTCTATGGTCTTGAATCGGTTCCCGCAGGCCAGGCACTGCCTCCGCCGCAATACTGCAAAACCGTCTAAGCTCTCCTCTGTATCCGTTACCTGCGTTTTGCCGCCGCATTTCTTACACTTCATAAGTTCTCCTACTCCGGTATATCCATCCATGATATTACCTGTAATGGTCTTCTTTTTAGCATTGGAAAATATCCACCTTCTTGTCTTCTTAAATGCCATCCATCGTCTTGAAGCCAGCCTATGTCACGCACAATCTCATTGTAATAGCAATATTTAACTAATACGTCCTTTCCCTGCGGTGGGGTCTTTACATTAGGTGAAATCCATTCTTGCTGCATTGTCATTCTCCTTGTCACCGTTTTCTGCCAGCCATTGGAACACCAGGCGGTTTGCAATATGTGTAAAACCTATAAGGTCAGTATCATTACCGGTTATTGCAATATATAAAAGATGTACTGCCATAATCATTGCTGTAAAGTCATCTGTAAGATCATCCTCATTAAGTTCTATTTTGGGTATTTCTGTGCCTTCTCTTTCCTCTTCATCTAAATAAAGATCCCTTAAAACTGTCACAAACTTTTCTACTCTTTCGTTAAATTCCTGTTTATTCATCTGCTCTCCTCCAATTTCACTATACTAAAAGTGCCAATACACCGAAAAGTCCAACTGCCACACCTGCGCCTATCCAAATACCTGCGTTCAAATAAGCGAATGAATCTAAAATGTATTCTTTAATGATTTTTTTCATGTTTTTTACTCCTTTTCATGATTTTTTTATCTTTCCACCACAGTTTCATCACATTTTCCCGGTATAGTTATAACTAGTAAAGGGCAATAACCTTTTTCATATAAAATCTTTTCTTTTTCATACTGCCGGGCCTGCTGACCCGGCCCTCCTTCTTTATAGGCTGATCTGGCCTGTCATGGTAGCACCTCCGGGAAATCCCAAAAATTCATCTGACCATGTGTTTCCCAAGTATCGTATGGAATTCCAATATAATCCAATGGCACTGCCATCCCCAATCCTCCCTGTTCCAAAGGGCGCATACACAGTTCATAATGTTTCGGGTGTGTCACACTCATACGCTGGAATCTGTTCGGCTCTGCCTCTAGATGCGCTCCAAACGCACAGTACATACACCCAGTCCGCTGTTCTCCAGTCAGATAGTATTCGCCACATGGTGTCTGTTGTATATCCCCGTATACTGAACATATCTCAATATCGTTCTCCACTACATATCTCAGCACATCCTGCTTTGTCCAAAAACCAAGGGGTTGGCTTTTGATGGTTGTCCCATTATATACATTGCATCCGGTATGCGCATACTGATGGGCGCGCATGAATCCCTCATCCTGTGTTACACCAATAAATGGATATCTCACCTCATCTTTCATATACTGTTTAAATGGGCTTTTCTTCATTACATCACAGCATTTTTCAGATGTGTCAAATGGGGCGTTCAACAATATCCTCCATTTCTTAGGCAACATTCCGAACTTGCCACGCTCATCACCATTGAGTAAGTAGTTACGGTATTTATCCGACAAATTTCCATGCCGTAACTTACGCAACTTCATAGCAGTTTCTTTGCTAACTAATGGATATCCCTCTTTCATGATTACGTCTCGGAAATAGATTCTTTTACCAGATTTATCTCGTGGATATATCTCAATGTATTCACCGTCGGCTCGCCTGGCAAACCTCACAATCTCAGGAAATTCTAAACCAGTATTAGAAAACACTGCTGGTACATCATCTCCAATAACTTCCCTGACTAAATGCAATAATACTGTGCTATCTAATCCGCCTGAATAACTTACATATACCTGACCATTCCAATTATCGTACCATTCCTGTATTCTGGTTTTTGTGAGTTTTAATTTCACCTGCCAAGGTAAATATTTCCGCTGGCTGAATTGCCAGTCATTTAGTTTTAAGTCATCCTCTTTAATAAACATTTTTTTAGAATCCCGGTATACCTTTTCGTGCGAGGCCGGCTCCTTTCTCAGATTTATTTCCCGTGTTTGATACGTCTCTTCTTTTTCTTGCTGCCAGAGAAGATGAACTTATTCATGTTCCCGTCCTTTCCGTTCGTGTTCATCTATACACGCCCGGCGCTGTATGTATATTTCATGGCTGTTCCTCCTCATATTCCGGTAGTTCCATCCATGCCGTGCAATGCTCCTGCCACCATTTTTTGTCCATACCGTATGTACAATCAACAGTGCCGCTATATATCGTCAACCCTTTATTGTAGTTATCACTACCATATTTGCAAACTGTTATATATACCTTAATATCGTACTCAGTCTTCGGTTCCGGTGGTAGGTCCCCATCTGCTACCTTATGCCAATGTTTCTCTTCGACCGTAGGTTGCATCTCTATCAATTCACATAAAGCATTACATTTACTAGCAGGAAGATTATACTTAATTGCAACGCCTGCCACCTGTTTCATAAATCTGTCCGCATCAATTAATCTCATTCGTCCAGTTCCTCCTCCGGTTTCAGTGGAAGCCCCCAGCACTTTTCGCATTCAAAGGGGCACCATTTGTCCATCAGCCGCTCTTCCCCCATCTCACGTGCCAGCCACGGCACATCGTACGGGCACAGCTCTTCCATGATCCGTTTCCGCTCTGATTCCAGATACCTGTCCAGTATTGTCCGCTCTGTATTGACATATCTCATCCCTGATATCCGCAGCGCCCTGGGCGAACCTGCTTCTACATCTGTTTCCAGTATCCCGTCTGCCAGCATCCTGTCTATGTGTCGCTGTACGGAGGACGTAGATCTAAGCCCTACACCGTCCCCTATCTCCTTACGGCTGGGCGGATACCCGTGCTCACAAAGGTACTGCCTGATAAATTCCAGCATCTCTCCCCGTGTTCTTTCTCCACGGACCTTATTGTTTTCTTTAAATGCCATAACCTTATCCCTCCTGTTTTGCTTCTAACTGCTTAACTGTTTCGTTCGCAAGCAGCCTTAAGCGTTCCTGGTCCCTACGGACATTTTCCGGGAGCTGAAGCATCTCTTTATTTTGCCTGGTCATTGCCTCATAGATCATCCTAAAATTTGCCCTGTCAGCCGTGATATTCTCCGACAGACAGATATTCTGGAATCCTATCCGCTTCACACAGGTTCGAGCCTCTGCGCTCATGCTCTGTAGAGCCTCTTCTTCCTGGTACATTCCGTAAAACCGAATTGCCCGTAATACTTCATCCCAGGCCGCTCCCCAGTCCTTTGTTTCATGGCATACACCCGCGCATCTCTCCCGGATCTCCGCTATGGACGGCGCAAACTTGCTTGTACTCATAAGCTGCTTTACTGCATTAAGGCATATCGGGTACTCAATGTCATGCAGCATCGTATACCAGATATCCTTACTCTGCTTATCAGGCATGATATTTGCACTAGGCCATGCCGCTTTGATTGCTGCCGCTATCGTCCCAAACTCCTGCACTGTCACGCTCATTCACCCACTCTCTCATTTCGTTGTAAAATTGCCCTGTATCCTGTTTCTTCCCTGACTGGCCATCGTTCTTTAGAGCAAAAAGCCCTTTCCAGCCGTTCATGATTGACTGGTCAATGATCTGGACCATGATATCAATATCACCACCCGAAAGTTTTTCAAGAGTGTTCATAGCCAGTTTGATGGCTCTTTCGGTCATCGGACTCTTGATCTGTTTACGAAAAGCGATAAATTCCTTTATGGCCTCGTCCAGACGCACGTCGTCCGAATAGGATTCGGATTCCGGATTAGGATTCGGATTAGGATTAGGATTACGGGGACATTTGCTTGCATCTGCATTCATCTGCATACAAGTGTCAGCATATTGCTGTTCACTGACTTCATCCGGTGCCGGATACTTGCTTTTCTTTGCTCTTACATTCTGGTGGACTTCCCAAGCCGGGAGATAAAGGTAGGGCTTACTGTCTACACTGTACAGCTTCACGCAGCCTACATCCGCCAACTTCCCAAGCGCACTCTCTATGTCTTTCAAAGATAAGCGTTCCTTCAAGGGAAACAGTCTTGCTTTCAATATTGCTGATCTTGCATCAAAACGTCCG